TGTTATAGAGAAGCCTGTATAAACCCCTCTGTACTTCCCCCTTTACACGCCCAGCCTACACGCACCGATACACCCCTCATCTGTCCACACCCATACGGCCCTCACCAACTCTCACCGATACACACCGAGCCTAGCAGAGCGGGAAGAGGGATGCTGACTAAGTATTAGAGAAGGCGGAAAGTGTGGGGTATATGTCTGGTGAATGTACCATTGATACTTCCAACAGAACACTAACCATTAGAGGCTCTGTATTATCAGAAGATGGGAGCAGTATTCCATTTACTCTTGAGTTTATGAATTATTCAAACCAAAGTAGCGTTAGTAAGGCATGGGTCCATAATGGAGTTATTTATATTTTAGGAACGGTCAAATTTAGTGCTAGTACAATGACTGTGCATTTGTCTAATACAAAAGGAAAGAGCTTTATTGTGCCGCAACTAACAACCTATAATAGTTCGGATGAATTTGCAATTACTAGAAGTACAACTTCATCGTCTTTAATTGAATGGAATATTAACTGGCCTGTTGCGGCGATGAAACATCTAATATGCGTTAGCGGTCCTGATTTAAGCCCCTTAATTACGACATAAATATAAACCCTCTCCTATTGGAGAGGGTTTAATATTAAGGTGCATACATATATAACGGCGTTCTTTCCTGTCCAGAAATGACCATACCATTGTATCGTTTTCCTACATCACTAGAAGTGCCTAAAGTAAATTCAACAGTCCCAGCTGTTTTATTGGGAAAATTAGTGAATAACTGATTATCGTTTTCAGTTCTGTAATAAGTAAGCATCGGCAATTTAAAGCTATGACCACTACTGTTTGATAGTCTTAATATACTAGTAGCTGTAATTTCTACCCGACCAGCAACTTGTATAATGCCATTTACATTAAATACAGCAAGAATCCGACTACCAGACATATTAATGTCAAGAAAATCTATCTGGATATCAATAGGTTGTCCAGTTTTGTGGGATATTAGCTTTGTAGTAATGTGAAATGCGGCAGAAAACGTAGCGACTTCGCAGGGGAAAATAACTCCTCCCACACTCTCCGCTTTCTCTAATGCTTGGTCAGCGGCACTCTGTGCGTTCTGTGCAATAGTCCTGACAGCACCCAACTGTGTTACATTGACAGCGTCATTAGCGTTAACACCATTAGCCATTCCGGCAACACGCTTGCTCATCATGTTAATGGTGGTCCCCGGATTTAGCCGTAACTCATTAGGGGCGTGAACTTCGGTAACGTGAATCTCACCTGTACCGCCCTCTGTCTGATTCCGGTTAATGTAAACGGAGCCAAGAGCATCAGGAACATTGATATCCAAGTGACTGTTGTGCCGTTTCAGTACAGCCGCCCCGCTACCATCATAGAGGTTAATGGTTCCAGCACTGATTTCACCCTGCATGGAGCCATTCTGTCCCACCAGTACAGTATCAGCGGCCAAGTTAATCAGGTCGTCATTGAGTTTGACCGCACCAGAGTTGGGGTCGTTCTTCTTGCGGCGAATCTCGGTTACACCAGAAATAGCAATTTCTCCTCCTTCTCCATTGGAGAGAGATACGTCAGTACCCTTTAAAGCAACCGGTCCAGTCTCAGACTTGACCACCATAGCGTCAGCGTCATTGTATACAGAACCCTTAACCATCTGATCGGTGAGATTCCTTGCTCTTGCACGGGCGGCAATCGGGTCGTAGAACTTTACTACGGAGTTTCCGGTCATGTTGATATCACCGGTCATGTCTCCGCCAGTAAGGGCCAGATATTCCCCGCCAAGCTCTCCCTCGATTTCCTGCTTTACCTGTACAATATTATCGTCAACATACTTCTTGTTAGCCGCATCGCTATCAGCACTGGGAGCGGCAAGGTTAGTAACTTTTCCAGCGGACCCGGAAGAGCTGGACTGTACTTTGATTCCGGAATTAGATTCCAGAACAGGATTTAAAGCGGTCTGTCCGTTGAAGTTTAGGGCACCACTCATGGTATCACCAGACTTGGACACCTTAGTATCAATCTGGCCCTGTAATTCAGATATCTGCTGGTCCACATATTCCTTGGAAACGTCTCCACCAGGACTTCCTCCACCAGTCTGTACGGCATCGTCAACGTATTTCTTGGTAGCGGCCTCCATATCGTTGGAAGGTCCACGTCCAAGCACGACAGTCTGACCAGAGACGAAAGTCAGGTTACCGCTGAGTTGTCCACCAGTTAGTTTCAGGTAGGGTAGATTGGTCTGTCCAGTGGTCATACCGTTAATCTGCGTTTCCAGATTAGTGATATTTCCCTCAATGTTAGTGATTTGCGTCTGGATTTTCTTGTCTACTGCGTCAATCTTGTTTTCCAGCGCAACGTCAGCGGCCTTTCTCGCAAGAACTTCCTGCTCAATAGCGTTGATAAGGTCATTATCAGCGGCGATTCTAGCGGCAATTTCGGCATCCAAGGCGGCCTGAATCTGGGTTTCTCTGGTAGTGGCACGGGTAACCTCTGCCTGTAAGTCGCTGGCAATCTTGTTCTCGGCGGCGGTTGCACGGTTAGTCTCCGCAACAATCTTGTTGTCCAGAGCAGTTTCAGCGGCGGTGGCACGTTCAGTCTCGGCATCGATTTTCTTGTCAAGAGCATCCTCTGCCGCTTCTGCCCGGTTTGTCTCCGCTTCAATTTTTTGGTCAAGTGCTTCTTCAGCGGCTGTAGCACGTTCGATTTCAGCGGCGATATCCTTTGCGTTTTGAGTAATGCGGTCGTCAAATGACTGAATCTGCACTCCTAGTAGGTACGTCTCCCATGCGTTCCGTCCAGTGGTTTGAACAAGGTCAGCAACCTCTTTCTGGAACGCATTATTAAAATTTGGGCATTTAGAGATGACCCAGTAAGCCAGATTCTTAGGCTCTTTGGCGTTTACGGGGTCAGTGGTCATCTGGCCCATGTACAACATACCTTCGCCAGTGGCGGCGGGAGTGTTGGTAGTAGCGGACGTTACAACAGCTGTTGTACAGCCATAGCCCTGTAAGATTCTAGCAACGGAAGCGATACCCATTCCCGGCTGATTCTGAGCGGAGCAGGAGAAGAAGAACACGGAGCCGGTCCCACAGTTGAATCCGATAGCGCAGACAGCCTGCTTCTGGGTCATGGCTTCCACACCGTCAATAATCTTACTGTCATAGATGATGGGCACGCAACCACCGATGACATCTACCATCTGGTTTTGACACAAGGTAGTCTCCGTCACGTCTCCCTTAAAGTAGCGCAGGGCACCATGACGATTGAATCCATAGACGTAGCCATCAGGGTTACTCTCGCCGGGGATAGCGGCTCCACGGTACATTGCAGGACCGAACCATTTATCAGAGTCAGCCTGAACAGCGGTCATAATGACGTTAGCGGACTTGATAAAGGACATGTCAAAGATTCCCTGTTCCACGCCGCTGTTAGTGGTGTTATCATAGGCAGGGGCCAAACTTACAAAGATAGGCTTTCCCTTGCGGTCAACAGCCTTCTTCTCTACGATTGCGTAGGCGCATCCCTCTGTGGTATCGTAGCCCTCTTGGTAGTTTACCTCGCAATCGTCATAGTACACGTCATTGGAACGGGCCGCCGCCACACAAGCGTTCATGGCTTCATAGCAATTCTTGCTGATGCAGTTCCACTGATTGATACACATATTGGTCCGTTCAATCACCTTGCCCATAGCTTCGTAAAGGCTAGAGCCTTCAATCACAGTGGGCACAGGTGGAATCTGTCCCATTACAGGCTGGGGCGGCTGACATACAGGGGGCTTTGGCGGGGGACAGACAGTAGGCGGTGGGGGAGTGCATCCACAGTCAGGATTGGGCCTACAATCGTCTTGATAGGGGTTATTGGGCCTGGTAGGATAGTATTCCATAATGCGACCTCCTTATACATTGACCTTGTCGAGAATGAACATCAGCATCTCACGGGTTACGAATCCCTGTGGATTCTCGTTTGTGATTATCTTTCTTGCGGCCATTCTCTCCATGGCATTTTTGGCGTAATCACTTCCAGCGAAATTGGCCCGCTGGGAGAGATATACTTCCATCATTTCGTTGAACTTGTTTTGGTCCATATCTGTTAATTCCTCCTTTAGTTTATTGCACCTGTCAATTACCATCGAACGGAAGTCATCCATTGTAAGCCCAAACACCTTCATCCAATGGTCCGGGTCGCCGTGACCGCTTGCCCATCCCATGTCATGCCCTTCCTTATGGGATATGATAACCCCATTTTTGGTTGGGTCAAGCTTGAACGTAATACATAGACAGGCAAACAGGTCGGCGGCTTCGTTCAGGCACAAGGTGAGATGGTGTTTATCAAGCATACTGTCCTCACACATCTCGACACCGATATGGGTATTGTTGGCGTACCCTCCACAATGCCAAGCCTTCATGTCCCAAGGTAACGTCTGTACTGTGCAAATATTTTCGTCTGCGGCTCGGCCAATAAACCCGTGTACGCATACAGAGCGACCTCCCGGTCTGGGCTGATTCCAGTGGTTATTGTACTTGTTGTACCCAAGGATATCAGAGCCGGGTACATATCTGGACACGTTGGGATTGTTTGCGCCTGTGGAGTGTAGCATTAGACCTTTTACTGTGAACCCCACCCCAGCTTTATAACAATCGTTCTTTTCCAGTATCTGCTTAATCAGTCTCATTGTTATCCTCCTCTGCATCATCGTATTTCTTCTCCATGCTGTCCAGTATTTTAACAATAAAGTACGGGACCCTAACATCCATGTCAATCAGGTGCTCTAAGATGCTGATACCCTCTGTGGCTATAAAGTAGAATACAATAGCGTTTCTAACGTAGTCCATACCGAACAGATTATCAATGATTGTTCCTATGATGATAATGCACAGCATAGAACACTTTCTCAGTGCCCCTTTAGCCAGAGCTTCGGAAGAAACACCGTTGCCATATTTACTTAGCTTGAATACTGCGGCGCTTATAAATCCAAGAATGATATCTATAAGCATCAGTGTAAACATCGCCATTAGAGAGTAGTCAAAACCTCCCAATAGTTTCACGGCTGTTCCTCCTATAATTCCGGCTACAACGCATACATGCTCTTTCATTAGAACACCCCCATAAAGTCAACGGCAAGCTCTTTTATAATGTCCTCGTCAATATTCAGGAACGTGCTCCTGAACTTAAGCAACAACTCAGACTGACTTACATTGATAAATCCCTTTACAGTAGCGTTGCTGTTCTTGGTTTCCTTTGTATCCTCCTGATTTGAAGAAGTACCTAAAGTGGTTTCCTTGTGCTTGTCAGCACCATTAGAGAATTGCTTATTATCCTCTTTGGTGTTTTCGTAGCCTTTGTTATTCTCCTTTTCAGTAGAATCTCCGGTAGTGTTTTGGTTTTCATTGAAAGTAGTTGTCTGCTCTCTTGTGTGGTCCTCTGTTTCGCTCTTGTCTAACTTTCCAGTAGTGTTTGTGTCCTCTGACGTGTTACCTGTGCTTTCAGTAGTCTTGCTAGTGTTGCTTTCTCCATTCTCTGTTTCTGTACTGTCTGTTTTAGTGTTCTTTTCTTCCGTGTTTTGCAGTTCTTCCTTAGTAGTTGAGTTGGTCGACTCATTAGTTGTATCTTTGGTGTAGTTGGTCAGATAATTACTCATTATCTCTACACCAGAGCTAGATACCGTGCCTTGGGGAGTGTCGGAATACCTCTGCTCTTTTGTCCCTGTGGAAGTGGCGTTAGACGTGGTGTCTTTGGTGCCGTTCATGGTATCCGACATATCTTCCGTCACGTTCCCGGTCTTATCCACCTTAGAAGTGGTATCGGCTGTTTCCGTGACATGACCAGTAGTGTCGATGTTAGAGGTCTTTGTACCATTCTCACTCTGGTCAGTGGTCTTGGTGATATTGATAGTCTCGTCCAGCTTTTCCGTGCTTTCCTTATTGGACGTTCCCTCCGTATGCCCTGTAAAGTCACGTTTATTCTCATCCGTGATTTTGCGTTCATTAAGCTGGGCCAGAGAGTTATACATATTACGTAGGGAATCAACATCATTCCTGCTGGCTGATACACCAGTAAAGCCAAGCTCTCTCAAATCCTTGGAATTGGTTTCCAAGAAGTGATTATACAGTGGGATTATTTCCAGCAGTTCAGACTTGTAAAGCTGATTGTAGTAGGGCATTATCCTAGCGAGATGCTCATTTAGATAGTGCTTGAATCTGTCAGGAGTTTCCTGCCCAATTTCATAGAAGAAATAGTGCCTGATGATTTTATCACACAATTCCTTCTTGTGCATCTCTACAAAGGTGGTCCAACTGTCATCGAATATCTCATACCCGTAACCAACCAGCTTTCCAAGCTCCATTGTATATCTACTCATTTGGCCCACCTCCAAAACCACTGTCATAATCATAGGTGGATAGCTCTTTTATATCAACCTCTATATTAGTGCCATATCTGCGGTTGACTTTCTCAATGTCAAGTCGTAGCTGTTTCAGGTTGACCTCATTAGCCATCTCTGTTACCATGTTATTGGCGTTCACTTCATCCACCAAAAGCCGCTCTTTCTTGTCGTCTCCTTTGCTGTCAAGTCCAATAGCGGAATAGAGGATATCTTCATAAGTCCTGTATGTTTTCCACAGTTGGTCGATGTTCCCAATGGACGGGAGCGGAGCAACTTCAAAGTTAGATTTATCAATACCATAGTTTTTGAAGGCGAGCACAATATCTTCATTGTCCTTTATGCGCTTCAACAGGTTTATAAAGGTCATCTTCTGCTTTTCTTCACAGAGAATCAGATATGGCCTTTTCATTCTGGCACATACTACGTCAATAGAACGGAGTACGTCCATCATGCGCTTTATATAGGTGTATACTGTAAGTGCTGTTGGAGTGCCCGTAGGATTGTTCCTTACAAGCTCAAACTCACCAAAGGAAAGGGTCCTTGTGAATCCAAAGGAAAAAGCGTTGATTCTGGTAGGCTCATAAAATAGATTGTATTCAGAACCATTAGAACAGGGTAATGCTATAAGTCCATAATCTTCATGCTCAAAGAAGCAAGCCTTTCCAACTAGATACAGGCTCATGTTGAGCAACCTCTCATTAACTCCTATGGGTAAATTCTTCCAGTCATACCGTGTGACAGCAATGTTAGAATAGCGGTTGTACATCTCCATAAACAGCTTGCTATTTTCCATCTGCGCTTCGGTTTTAACATACATATCTCCCAACGGGTTGTTTGGGCAGTATGTTGACGTTAGAAGCTCCATACCGAACAGACCTAACGGCATATAACCCCTCCTTTCTTATCTATTGTCTTTAGAGTAGTCGCCTATCTCAACACCATTTCCAACGTGCCAGAATGTAACCCCATTGTCTAGAGCCGCTTGTATGTTAGCTCTGTCTGTGCTGTTGAATGGCCCGCTTACAACGGACGGGGAGCACTTCACATAATTCCAATAGGGACGGGTATTTACGTTTGGCTTTTTCATACGACAGGTTTTATACCCGAACACGGAAAAGAAGTTGTCAATGCTCTCTATCACGGCGGCATCCGGGAACAGCAGGTTGACCAGATATCCCCAGGAATCAGCGGCAATCGCAAGGGCACCTGTGGTTACTCCACCCATAGCTTGGGCAGGGTCAACCGACTTGTCCATTACTTTACCGATGGTCCCAAGTGCGGAGTGTAGGGCATTAGTTACTCCCATAGTAGTACCTGCTACCGCCGCTCCCCCACCAGCAAGGACACTACCTCCTACGGCTAGAGACGTTCCACCAGTAGGGGCCGCCAACAACATACTGCCAGCAACTACGGCGGCTGTTCCAATGCCACCTATAATAGAGGAAGCAAGCTGGGTCCTGTTCTGACTTACCCAGTTAGCAAAAGCGTTTCCTACCCAAGCACCCTGTACATTGATAGGAATGACCACACCCAGCGTCTTGTTAACTGCTTCGTCTCCCTCCATGTAATTGTTGGGATAGACAAGCACACCACCAGCCCCGGCTAGAAAAGCTCCGCCAGCCTGAAACTGCATGGTAGTTGGATTCGGGAAATACTCAGGACGTAATTCCACTGAATCTCCCTGCCTGTTGGTAAGCTCCACCTTAAAGAATTCACTACTGAAACACTTGGCGTTCTTTACGGAGTATCCGTCAATGTTATCGTATCCTACTGTTGCGGAGTGTGTCCACATTTCAACAAAGTTATTGGATACCGCTATTCTAGTAGGGCACACCCACATACCAAGGATACCTTCCAAACGTCCCTTCTCAGCATAATTCCTGATAGTAGCACCAAGTGAACTCATCCCACCGCTGTCAGCGGCGTATACAAACTTGTTTACACCAATGGGTACGCCAGCGTTTATCTGGATATTGTAGTTATCTTCAGCATTTTCGTCATAAGCGGACAGTACAACTACCGACCAATTCCGTTCAGTGCCGTCAAGCATGACACGTCTTTTCAGGACACCAGTTTCAAGTCCTTCCGGTAACAGGTTATTAAAGGAAGGTACTGCACCATTCCAGTCATCTTCCTGCATCTCCCTTTCTACCCAGCAGTCACGCCAGATAATGGACTCTATAAAGGTCTGCATGGAATCTGTCTGAAACTCTATTTCTGTACAGTTTGGATTGACAAACTCAATGGAAAGGATATTGCAGAAGATAGTCTTTCCGTTGTCGTTCACAAAGCTCATCATATCACAGTTACGGATAGAGTTATACTTTGCGTTCACTCTGGCATAATGCCTGTTCTCCCTCTGATAGCTCTGAGCCGTAAAAGACAGTGGGGAACGTCCTTCATACCATGACAGTTTGGCCCCTTCACTCTCAAAGTAAGGCTGATTCTGTGGATCTACTCCTGTGCTCTGGTATAGACGTATCGTAGTGTTGGGCTGAAAGTCAGGCATATTTTCACCACCTTAAATAATGCCCGGACGGGAAGCCCATCCGGGCCAGTTAAATCAGGCCGTATACTTCTCAGTTACAAAGGACACGCCATTAGCCCAAGGACGTAGAGCAAAGGTGTCCCAGCAGTGCCACCAGTAAGTCCAAGCCATAACTTCGGAGTTATAGAACTCGGTCATCTTACGGAGACTGTCCCGAATCTGGAAGGCACCACGGTCGCCAATCCAAGCATACATATTATCGGCCCCGTCAAACTTGTCAACAATGACCTGACGGGCGACATAATCAGCATAGCTCAGATTAAAGGCCGCACTTAGCTTCTGTACATCCACGTTTGCGGCAACGTCAGCACGAACGAGGATAACCAAGTCATCGATGGAAGTCCAAGAAGTGGCGGGGCTAGAGCCGCCAACAAGCTGATAAGCGTTGTAATCAGAGCTTGGGAAAGACATAGCGGAAGCGATACCACGCAAACGGGTTAGGAAAGCGGTAGCGTTCTCTGCGCTGACAGTGGGCAGGGCAAGCACTTCCTGTACCATCTTAGCCTCAGCCGTGGCACCGCCCAACAGGGACTTGGTCAGATTGAACTCGTCAATCGTGTTGCCAGTATACAGGCTGTTTACGATACCTGCAATCAGGTTTTCCAGAGCACCCCAGCTTACAAAGGCGGCGGTCAACTGCTCGTTGCGGATAGTGACCTTGTACTTATCCCTACGGTTACGGCGATAATAGGCCGCCTTTACGTCGGGGTCAACAGGGGTCAAAATCCCTTGGAAGTTAGCAGGCTCATAGTTTGCACCCTTGGCGGGGTTGATATAGATGTCTTCAACATCCAGCCCCAGAGGGATAGAACCCTTCCGTAGAAATGCCAGAGGATTCTCAAACATCTTCTGGTCTACAATGGTAACGGCAATCTTATTTACCAGAGCAGTCAGAAATTCGTTCTGTACGGACTGGTATTCCAGAATGGGGTTACCAACGTCCTGAATGTTTCGGGGAGTAGCTACGGGCACAGCGTCACGATATGCTTGGCTGGCTTCATTTCTAATGGCGTTTACTGTATCAACAGCGTTTGGAATCTTAGTAGTAGACATTTACTTTACCTCCTTGAATAAATCCTCGACAGTGATTGTCTCGGCCTTTGTTTTTTGTTCGGTGGATTGACCACTTCCACCTGTCTTGTCAATGTTTTGCTGACCAACCCGTAGGAATAGCTCTAAATTAGCTTCTTTCAGTCTGGTATTTTCCTGTTTCAGTTGTTCGTTTTCAGTAGATAGAGTAGTATTAGTTGCAAACAGGCCCGTGTATTCGTCACTGGCTTGTGTAACTAAAGAGGTTAGGGCGGCTTGGTCATTCATGGCACCGATGACCTTCTGCATATGGTCGTTCCATTGTTCGATTGTATATGGCATACTGATTTACCTCCTTAAAATCATCAGGGAATTGGATATCAAATTTTTGGCTTTCATAGTCGTAAACCTGACTTCTCCCCGGTAGTATTTTTGTTGCAAAGCTCCGAGCCATATAAGAGCGTCTTTACTGTTTCGTAGCTCTGTTGTCTCGTCATGCTCATCTACACTTAGAGAAATATGCTTATTACAGGTAGGGTCATAGCTTTCCGTAATGTACCACAAATCAGAGCCTAATATAGTATATACTCCAAGCTCATTTCCCGATACTCTGATGGTCATTATACACGTTCCAGGGCAAGGCATCTTTTCGATGAAACTGGCAGTATCCCTCAAGAACTCGTTTTCCATAGCGTATTTCCCGTACTCTGTTTCGGCTATAATTTTTCCGAATCTGGTTGACTTTGCTTTCTCCGTGTAAGATGGACTGTCTACCAGCTCAAGAAGAATATCATTCTTGCGTAGTATCTTCTGCCCTTTCTGCAAAGACAAATCGTAATACAGGAAATATGGGTTAGTGAATGTTATTGCGTTGGACAAGAACAGGACCGTAACGTCCCTTAGTCTCGCAATCGTTGAGTACATCTCATTAAAGGTCTGTACTTCATCGGGCAGATACCTTATCAGCCCTTGGTCTATAATGAACTCGTCAAACAGAATCTTGGTCACATATGGGAACGGCACCGACTTGAATTGAGAAGCTCTCGACAAAGGCAGTGCCCATCCAGCAAGTTTACCGTCAATGTAAAAGCACTTCTTTTTCACCGCCAGAGCGTGGTCTTGAAACTCATGCTGGATATCATCGAAAAATAGGTCAATCTGTGACGACTTGATTTCCGTTTCATATCGGCGCAGATAGATAAACTGCTGTCCCTTAGTTATAAAGTCTTTTATGACCCTTCGTTTACAGGAATACGTCTTTCCCACTCCACGGGGTCCAACCACAAAGTTGAACAAGCAGTTATAGGAAAGCGTCTTATTTACATCGTACCACATAGCTTCACCTATGAGAAAAGGGATAGTATGAGCGATTACAAATAGTCTGTGAAAACCTTGTAACACTTCTGGCCGACTCTCCGCCGTCACACCCAGCTAGTGATTTATAACCTGTCTCATATATCCCTTTAGAGTATTGTATCATAAAAATCACCCTTTGTCAACCCTTAATTTGGAAGGGCCGCTCCACCAGAACCACGCCGCCCTTTATGTTTTTCGGGACCAGCTTGCCCTCAAATATCTGACCCGGCTCCATAGTGTCAAAATTAAACAGGTGCCGTGCTGAAACAGGTAACCCAGCGCACTTCTTATCAAGCTCTCCGTCAAACTCCTCAATGTAACATTTGGCTCTGTGATATTTGGCTCTTGTGAACTCACCTTCCAGCTTGAAAGCACCCAGTCTGTAATTATCTATGTCCAAGTCTACCTTTTCCCTTCCAAGCACATGAACGCTATCAGTGTCGGCATATATGAATCTGTCACCACAAGCATTAGCGGCCCTAATTATCTTGTCTCTTGCATAAGAGGTGATAAAAGCCGCTACCGGAATATACCCGCCGTTACCAATTTCAGGTATTAGTCGTCTGTACTTTACTATGTCGTCTGTCTCATCCAGATATGGATATTTAGAAGCCTTCTCAGGATTTGAACCAAACTTCCCATACAGTGAATTAAGCATCAGTTTAGCTATGTGATACATGGCCTTATTTCCCTCTGCCTTTGCGCTCTGTTTCACATCATACCAATAATCGATATAATCAGAGAATAGTCCTGTCTCTCCCCTGAACTTGTACCCGCCTATGTAGCTTATATCCCACACGTCATAATTGTCGAACAATAGCTTTAAGTCAACACTTGTCAAGTGGAGTATTACAGGGTCATCCCCGCTTTCCTTAATGTACTCTGTACTGGAAAACCTGAAACTGTTCTTTAACTGTATGCTGGGATAGTGGCCTTTTTTCAGACTGAAACAGCATTGAAGGCATTGAATATAAAGAGGGTAAAACTCATCCGGTTTATACTCCCCATCGTAGTAGTAAGGGTTACCGAAGGGAAGCATACAATATTTCATAGCCCAAGGGTACATGGAGTTTACGTCATATACCTGACCTTCACCGACCATCATCCCCTGATAGGATTCGTTTAGATATGTCCAGCCGCCTTTATACGATTTCCTGCAATCCTTGTCCACCGCATATTCAATCGGCGGAAACCTCCTCTTGAACTCCTTGTTTGACAGGACTTTCTTATAGTTGTACAGTGCGTTGCTTGCCGCTGTCATTTTAATCAGGCCGTTTTCGTGCATGGCTTTTATGCCCTTTGCCACAATCTCCACGTCTGCCTTAACGTATGATATTTCTTCCTCTGTGGGTACATGGTTGAAATCCCTGTTTTCGGCATAATCCAAGTCAAGCTTGTGGATATCTAGGCCAAAGGCTTTTGGAATGTCTCTGACTGGAAGGGTTATGAGCTTATAACTGTCGATGAACTCAACTATCGAACCGTTGAAAAAGTGTACCTTGCAGGTATAAAATAGCCCCATGTCTGATATAAGCGTTGTAAAATACCCCTCTTTCGGCTTCCTCTCACTGGTATGCCTGTATCCGTTATGAAACAACCAGTAAAACATGAATTGAACATCGAATTTAATGTTGTGAAAATACGCCTTACAGTCAACAGTAGATATCTCCTCCATGAAACTGTCGATATCCGTCCCGTATACAAACGTAGTGCAATCTAGGTCACACTTGCCCCATAACCATACACGGGTTTCGTTGGGGTCAACCACTGTTTCAAAGTCAACACTATAAACAGGTTTTTGCACATCATGTACGCCTTATAAGCTCATTCCACACATCGAGTATGCGTTCAAGAGCCGCTTCCCTTCCTTTTTGGTCGTACAAAAAGTTAATCTGCAACACATCGCTATACGATGACAGTTGACCTAAGAGAAAAGTGGATATGTCCATACCAGTCACCAAGTCGTATATCTGGTTAGCCAATCCCATACTCACAACATCCCCGGCAAAGGTAGCAGGTCCCAGCATCTCATTTATAAGAGCATTGATATAATTCGTTCTCCACAGTTCAGCTTTCTCCCTGTAATAGCCTTCCTCTATCTTCTTTAACAGTTCTTCATATTTGACCGTGTCTCCTGTCTTTAAACCAAGGTCCCGAAGAAAGAAGTCATTGTCAGAGGGAAATCTGCCATAGGGATTTAACCTTCCCACCTGTTCTTGCGTTTTTACGCCGGGTCTAAGCTCATCGACCTTTTTACGTCTCTGCCTGTTCCTTTCGTTTATCCGCTTTTCCCGTATCTCTATTTCCTTACGTCTCCATGCCGTTGTCAAGTCGTTCCCATATGTCTCCGGTATAAGCGTCTTAGCAGTTGCCCTTTTAATCGCCGCTAAGTAATCCCGATATTCCTGTAAAGTCTGAATCTTCTCCATAGCTTCGCTTGCCGTCTGCTTTTGAGGCAGTATATAGGAGAGGTCACCAAGCCTAGATTCTGCTGAACGTATCCTTCTATTAAAGTTCAGTATCTCTTTTCTCAGCTCATTTTTGCGAGCTTTTGTCCATCGTATTTTAGTGCTCTTTGCCATGTGATTTCCTCCCCATTAAAGAAAATGAGAAAACCTCTGCTCTCGACCTTCCTGTACAAGTTAACGTCCGTCAGGTCCTTACTGATACGAAAGTACATCTTAAATCTGTTAGACAGGCTATCCTCTGTTTCTTCATAGAATCCATTTCGCAGGGCAATAAAGCGGGTCTTTATGCTGTCGCTGGAAAAGCAATACTCTATTTCATTAAGATTATCATATTGCACAGTGTAGGTAAAAGGAGACTTTTTAAGGTCATGCTCTACCCCGTATCTTGTCATTGTTTTCACCACCTTATAAGTACGGCCCCCTTAACGGGGGCCGGTTCGTTATACCATTTTCAGATTGATTGTAAAGCCGTTCTTCGTCTTTACTTCGTATGGAATTAGTTTCACAGGTGTTTCAAAATGCAGACCCCCAAACAGTGCGTTGAGCTTCTTAATGCAGTTGTACACTCCCCAGGAGGTAGCGGAGTAAACTCCATCTTCGCAGATAAGAGACACACGGGGACAGGTGTTCTGAGTGCCATCTTCATTCTGTACCTGTACAGGCTGGACAATAACGTCTAGGACGTGCAACTCCTTGTTGATAGCTTCCTTTACCGTGTTGTCCCCGCCGTTCATAGCGTTGAACATCTTAGCCTTATCTTCCAGTGTCTCAGGAAGGAAGGAGCAATACACCCCGGCCCCTTCCTCGGTCAGACCGTTTACGATAGACTGCTCTGTATCCTTGCGGATTGCAATAGCTTCCTCTGCGCTCATAATCTCGGCGAAATTCTGTTCCTGCTTCTTCATTGTTAGTTATCCTCCTTCTCAACAATAGTGGCGTTAGCGATAAAGGTCTCCAAAGGCATGGTGTAAGTCTCCTCTACCGTGGTCGCCTTTGCCATAACGTACCCCTCCATGCCGTTGGATTCCATGTAGGCGGCTGACGTTCTCGGCCCCATCTTCTCAGCACAGATAACCTCTTTCATATCAGAGATAGTCAGGTCATCGTTCATCTTTACAAAGGTGTGCTTGTAGCTGGTGATGGTTCTAGTAATGTTTTTCATGATTGTTCCGTCCTTTCTGTTATTCCCTCTTTCGAGGATATCTAATTCTACCACAAATTTTCTTTTTTGTCAATACTTTTTGCGAAAAATTTTACAAACTTTTTGCTAAAAGAAACTGACCCAGATTCAACACGAATGAGATTGCGAACAATGCACAGAGCAGGTACCCTATAACTGTCATAGTCAGGGAAAACATACCCGGCTCATTTTCGTTGATATAAACCAACGTCAGACCGACTACTAAAAGCCCGATACTGCAAAGAATAGCTACCAACTTAGGATACCCCCTATAAACACGGAATAAATCAGACCTATAAATCCAAAGGACATAAAGCACATCCCTACTCCTCTGAATATGTACTTTAGAACCCACCATGGTGGCTCTGAACAATACATCATACAACCGTAGAAAATAAGGGCAAGAAAGAAGCCGACTATCAACACACTAATCCACATCTACACCCACCCCGTTAAACATCTCATTCCACTGAACAATGCCTATAACAATCATGTTATATAGCTTCTGCTCCTGCATGATATCGTATGCCTTACGGCTTGCCTGTTGCTTACTGCGAGCCTTTATTTTGTACTGCCTGAACGTGCCATTCATATCCGTGCATGTCACACGATAATAACGCTCGCTCATATTATACATCGTCTCCCATCTCTCTTAATATATCCGACAACTCGTCTAGGATAGAATCATAGGAATCCAAAGCCGCTTGCCTTTCCTCCATCACCCTGTCTATTAGCTTCTCTATCATCCATTTCACGGTCAAACTCCACCTTTACACTTTTCAATACCGCCATCTTCACGCCGGCCTTTATTGTCTCTATATCTGATGTTCCCCGTACTGCTTCATTGTACAGGTATAAAAGCTCCGCCTCCTTTATAGATTCTTTCAGCCACCGTCTAAAGGGCATTATTTATCCCTCCTTTCTATGCCCAATAGCTTCATAATATACACTATCTCCGTCCAGCGATTTCTAAAGTAGCGGTCGCCCCTGCGAATGCCTAGCATATATAGCTCCCTCTCCCGGTCCTGAATCTCCTTTATTTGTTCAGGTGACATACATTATCCTCCTCAAATAATGTCAATAGTGCACGTAGTAGGTCCAATTTTCCCTTGTAGTACATGACCAGCTCTTTGTCTGCTGGGTGTACTTGGGCAAGCATTTCCGCATTCCCTGTTATTAGCTTTTCAATGACAGCACGGCGCAGAGTTACTTCTTTTTCCATGATGACCACCTTTCAAATTATCTACAATCTTGAAGAATGTTTAATAATTCGCCAAACTCGGTTTTGTACATTATATAAAAATCACTAGAATACCCGTACATCTCTGCCGCACGTTTAGCATTGTTTCGCTTTTCTAATCGCAGTTGAAGAAACCTGCTTTCCATTTTAGCCTTTGACAATGGAGAATCTCTATGCTCAATTTCTAAAATTTCTATAAGCTCTCTGACTGCGACGAGTTTATGAATGTCAGTAACAAGTTCATTCAAACCTTTTGTTCCCAAGATAGCGTCAACCTTTTCTTCCAGCTCTTTCTCCCTGTTGGTGATAAGCTTAATCATAGATTGCTTAGTCATCTTTTACACTCCTTTCTAGTGGCTCTATTCCCATGTCATTCATTAGCATCCATACGCTATTCCAAGCGGCACGTCTACGCTTTGCCTCGTTGGAATCTTCCCCGAACACTCTCTTTGTCAGTCTCAAACTCTCATATAATTCTAGTTCTCTTTCCTGAATAGTGTTTATCATGGTTGACTTAGTCATTTATTAACTCCCCTTTCTATGGTTCTATTGTACCAGAAAATAAAGCACTTGTCAACACTTTTCTCAAAACTTTTTCAAGAAAATTTTACGAAACAATTTTTAACGACTGGCAATATGACCCTTCCCAGAGTGCGTATCGCTACGAACAGTACAGCGTAGTATGTCACTTAGTCTGCATCCCTCTTCCCGCTCTGCTAGGCTCGGTGTGTCTCGGTGAGTGTTGGTGAGGGCCGTATCAGTGT